TCAACCTTGAACTTCAACAACTCCTCTTCCATCGCCAGAACCCTCCTTCTCCTCGAAGCAATTCTTCGTAATACACCAATCTACCGGGCAATCATCATCGTGCTTGCAACCGGAGCAGGGGGTCCCACAGAATGCACCTGGTCGCTTTCCCGCCTCGCTTACAGGCAGACTGCACTCGCCGTTTCCATGCTCGTAGGGGCATTTTCCGGTGTAGCACATAGATTCATCCCCTTCATCCGCATCAGATCCCCGTATGTCGTCACTTTCAATACCTCGGTGATCACTTGGTCGAAACACCAGTAGCAGAGTTCGACATTCAGAATTCTTTTCGTGTCGCCCCAAGTGTGGCAGTTACTGCATTTCACGTTCTCAACCCTCCTCTACCGAATCACTTTGCTGGCCCGCCAGATTCTCTCCTCCAAACTCGAGTCCTCGCCGGGGAGAAAGAGCAGGCCCACGAAACTGCCTATCAGCACGATTGAGACAAATGCTATTCCCCATACGTTCATGCTCTCACCCCTCACGCCGCGTTCTTCGGGTTTCTCCATCGCCTGCCCATGACCAAAGCCTTGTGGTAAACCCTTCGCACATCCTCGACTGTGACCACCCTCCCCGCCATCGTAATTTTCCTGAATTCCTTGGCCGCCATGTCGTAGATATTGATCTGGTCCATCTCCACCCCTCCTTCCGTCAGTTATTTCAGGCCGCCTTCTTGCCGTTCTCATAGTAGTAATCTAGCAATTCCGGCACCCGATAGACGATTGACATACGTTCAATCACACTTTCCGGGATCTTATGGCCGCTCTCGTAATTCCTGATCGAGCCGTAGGAAACAAATAGCCTTTCTGCCGCCTGTTCCTGCGTGTATCCCGCCGCCAGCCGGGACAGCCTGACATACTGCCGAAGAGAAGCTACTTTGTACGTAAAAACTGGCACTTTTCGCGAACCTCCTTCCGTTATAATCTTGGCGGCAGGGTTATCTCTCGAACACTTGACAGTAAAAGGACTCCAGGACGCCTAAGCAGATGCAGAGGAAGACGAGGACGCGCTCGGCCATGTCAAATTTCTACCTGCGGAGGAAGAACAAACCCCGATTCGAGCACGAGAAGGCCGATCTTGATCGCCAATTCGAGCAGGCCGTACATGCTATCGCCGTACTCTCCGCCCTCTCTTTCCAATGCTTCAAAGCGTTCCTGGTACTGATCCAGATTTTCAGGCCGGATGTTTGAAAGTTTCACGGTTATCATCCTTTCAAGCAATAGATTTTTGTGACCGGCTCTGGTGAAACTCTGCCAAAACACGCTTTCTTTCCTGAAAATCAGGGATGGCCATGATCAGGCCGATGTCCATTCTTTGAAGGGATCTGATTGCCGCAATTTGTTCCTCGGATAGATACGGACGGATGGAATGTGCATTGTCCAATTGGTGGGATTCCCGGAACTGTTTCGATGACATGCCCAGCACGATCCGGTTGATCATGTCGAGCTCGTTTGAGAAGTGATAATGCTTCGGTTCCGGGTGAGTCAACATGATGGCATCGGTGAACTCGGGGAAGTCTGCTTTGGCCTCGTACAGGTTTTTGATGAAGGATTCCATTTTGTTGAAACGGTCGATGTAGGCAATCTTGAACTGCATAGCTTTCTTGCCGGTGAAACCCATCGCCAGAAGAGTAAAGCCGTCACGGGTCAGAAGATATTCAGGATATTTCTTGCCGCGGTCTTTGTAAGATGAGAGGATGAAGTTGTTCTGCCAATCTGGCTCCCCAATTTTCAGGAGCGAGTTTGTTAATTCTTGGATGCTTTGCAGAACATTATCATGGCGCTTTTTGAATATTTCTGCCACGCTCCGGCTATTTACAACCGGAATGCTATTGTGCTCGGTTACTCCAAACTTATCTTGGTCAAGCGGTTGCAGGCTGTTCATCGTGCGTTCTCCTTTCAGGCGGTTATGGACCGCAGTTTCCGGCTCAATCTTCCCTGCTTGGCTTCCCGACAAAGCCAATCCCGAACCTCGGCCTTGGGAAATGTTTTTTTGACACCGTATTCCAGGTGAGGAAACCCGGGGGTCTTGGCCAAGGCATAGGCTCTCTTCTGACCGATACGGAGCCATGCCCGAAGTTCATTGATGGTCAAGTAGTCGGGTAGATCCTCGAAGCGTAAGGGTTGGTTTGTGGCCATGTGGATTCTCCTTTTATGAAGCATTGGTTTCTTTTGTTGACAAGGTTGCTTGAGTTTTGGCGAGGCGTTTTATATTGCTTTTGCTTAGGGCAAGCGCATCAATTGAGATTCCGAACTCTCTAATAAGTTTTAAGGCGAGCTCGAAAGAAGGGTTCTTACGATTATTCAGAAGATGAGATACGTATCCAGGTGTGATATCGAGAAGTTTGGCTACTTGATTTCTGTCGAGTCGTTTCTGCCTCATTGCTTGTGCCAATGCTTCTCCGATCATTGTTGTGATTCCTCCTGTATTATATATGTTTATATCGGCTATATTTATTCGGTCAGTATCGTTCCAAGGCATAAAAAAATGATTCTGTGAGAAGTATATAATACTGACAGAATCATTGTCAATACTTTTTTAAAAAATAATTCTATCTGTCTAAAGGGTTTTTTATACTCCAGGTATAATTGGAAGTAGACTGTAGCGTATTAATACTGGGGAAAAATATACTATAAGAATCAACCCAAATAGGATGGTGTTCGATAATTGGCATCTTCACTGAGCCTTAATTTAAGAACTTGGCGAGAACAATTTGCAAAAATGAGCATTGACGAAGTATCTAAAAAGGCAATTTTGAAAAAAATTGACAAGAAAACTGGCAAACCTGCGCATGTTTCTCCTTCCTACATTAGATCACTTGAAAACGGAAATCGGGATAATGTTACCCTCGAAGTCTTAGAGGCTATAGCTAAAGCGGAAGGGACAGAAGCAGGATTATTATTGTTGCCTGGGATACCTGTCCAATGGCTTTCTAATTTGCCAGAAATTGTAATAAACAATTTGTCCGATAAAAAAAAGGTTGCTGTTATGAAGTTGACCGCTGAGGCTTTGGAGCGGGGGTATCTAGACTACAAAGATTATATGGATGCACTATCTTTTGCTGAACGCCTCTCTTCAAAAAACCATCGTCGCTAGAAAGAAAACGCACTGAATCCTGTCCGACTGTAATCTCAGCAATAGATCGAGCAAGCCGTGAATTAAATACCCAGATGTTCATAGCTCCCCCCCTTTTTACATGGAACATATGTTCTATATTTTATCTTATCTCATAATAATCACCCCTTCCAATAGGATAAAAGTATTATATTCTTTGTGGCAATACTGGTAAATTCCTGCCAGAAAATTTAGTAAATAATACTATCTCAATTATAAATACAATAATCCTTTTTAATTTCAGGGGATTACAGAGATAAATATACTAATAAGATAGGACATACGTCATGATTAAGAACGGAGATGATCCTAATGGCTAAACGCAAAATAGATGAAGCTGGCAAGATCACTATCGCCAACAAGAACGCCAATGGCGAGGGGACATATTATGTGATCAAATCCGGCCCCCGCAAGGGTTTGCACGTTTTCCAGTATCCCACCGGTGCCAAATATCCGAACGGCAAGCCCAAGAGAAAGACGTTCACCGGCAAAACCAAGCATGAGGCGAAAAAGAAGCGGGATATTTGGTTGGATGCCCATAAAAAGGGGCTCAAAATGGAGATTGCCGATCATACGAATTTCGGGGAGTATGTTTTGAACTTCCTGGATCTATACAAAAAAGCCGAAGTGAGCTTGGGAACGTATGAGAGCATGAGAGATGACGCGGAAAATCATGTCATTCCGGCGCTAGGGGATTATTACATTCCCGATCTGGACAGCGATACGCTCCAGGATTTCTACAACAACCTGAAAAACAAACGGACGGGGCAGCCTCTATCGAGAGGGACTAAGAAAAATATCCGCAAGGTTGTTAATCAGACACTCGAGCATGCAATCGAAGACAGGCTGATCGGATTTAATCCCAACAAGGCTACGCGGCAGGAACCGGACAGGATAAAAAAGGGCAAGGCCATGCCCGACGATTCGCTAGATAAATTCTTAGAACAGGTGGAAAAGCAGGCCGATAGGTGGAGGGCTTTTTTCTACGTGCTTTTGGGAACCGGTCTCAGGGAAGGCGAGGCAGGAGCATTGGATTGGCCGGATGTCGATCTTGAAAAGGATTATGAGATAGATGTCAATAAAACGCTTACCTATACCAAAGAGAAAGGTCTCGATATTGGTCCTCCAAAGAAAGAGGCTTCCTATGGCAAGGTTCCGCTACCCGAGATAGCAATCGAAACTCTCAAGAAACACCGGATCAGCCAGCTTGAATGGGCACTCAAGAAGGGACAGAAATTCCAGAATAAGACGCCGGACGGCCATCCGATTCATGTGTTCGCCAGCTTGACCGGAACGTATCTCTGGCCGCAGAATATGCGAAAAAAGTTTAACCAGATGCTGACCAAGGCCGGTATTCCCCATGTCACCCTGCACTCCCTCCGGCACACCTTCGCCACCAAGCTAATTGAGGAGGGGGAGGATATCCGGGTCGTACAGGCGCTCATGCGCCACGGGGATATACGCACTACCGCCAAAACTTACGCCGATGTCACCCCCAAGGCAATGAAGCGGGGTTCCAACAGGATGAATAATGTTTTGCAGAGGAAACCCGTAAATTGATCCCGTTGCACTCCGGTTGCACACCAAAAAGAAAAATAAACTTCATGGAATAAAAGGGAATCTCTCGAAATTACCGCAGAATCTACTTCTCAGCAGTATCAAAAAAGAAGAATAGCCTCAACTATTCTCCTTCCGTGCCAACCATATTACAACTTGGCAACCGGAATCCTATTGTGGTAATAACCAGCAGCAGAAGGCACTTTCAGGGATCTGAAAAAAGCACTCTGACATATTTTGATCCTTTTCGGCACAGTTTTATCCTTCCGTTGCACACCGGGTTGCATACTTTCTTTTATCCTTTCCCTAATCGCCCCAGGATTCGATTTAAGCCTAGGTCCAAAAAGGAGAAAACCCCCGGTTGTGGGCCGGGGGTTTGCCTATACTATACGGATGGAAAGCAGATCAACAAAACAATCATCGTATTTATAATATATCACCAGAGGCGGAGTATCGGGCGAGGGATCGATAGGTACAGCTAGAATGTCCTGTTCAAAGGTAGGTTGTCCAGTTCCGGAGGGGTCTCGGGCGAGCGCCCATGTGACGGCGAACAATATTTCATCCATTAGAGCGATGTCTGCGCATATCGTATTTCTTTCCCTCGCAAACCTGTCGCTGTCTCTTAATGTACGAGGGTTTGCCATAATGTTTGCCAGGAGTTAATTGGCCAATTCGCACGCGTACGCTTTTTCCTCTCTCGTCAGGGCGCGGTCAGAAATAAAGGCCACTCCAAGCGGAATTGTCTCTCCTTCCTCTGCCAGTTGCCATCCCAAAAAATCATGCGATTGCAAACTGATCATTCTGGCCGTAAAGTGCTTGAAACGGCAGATAACGCTATCGATGATGGACACTTCTTCGGGAGAAAATACCCCAAGATCCGCGTTTCTCCAAGCAAACGCACGGCGTTGCACGGCACTGCCGATAGGAATCTCTCTCACTTGCAGTTCTCCGTTTGCCTTCATCTCTTCGATGATAGGGACAAGCCGTCTCGGGGCCGGGCCATGCGGCAGTTTCTGATACTCCTGTTCGGAGATGGTTCTGCCGAACCGCCTGTAAGCTTCGATGTCAATATTGAACAGAAGCTTGTTGAGTTTGGTCGCGCCAAACCACTGATCGTCCTCCGACTGAAGGCAGGTATAGATAATCAATTCGCGGAACTTCTGATCGCCCATGTGGATGCACCCCCTTTCTGCTATCATGATATAGCAGCCAATATTTTATGTCAATAATGGAAAAACCCCTGATCGGCTTTCGTCAACCAGGGGCTCAATCCTGCTCAGTTCATCTGAGCAGGCATCCGCTCAAAACTATTATACTTCCATCCCCGCCGCCTTCCTCACCTCGTCAGCCAGGCGGTGGAACTCATCCTTAGCCTCCTGGTTCGTTATAGCTTCCCAGGCTGCAGACAGGAAACCGATGATCTTTTCGGCGTCATCCTCGCTGATCTTCTTCACCCCCCAAAAGCCCTCATTCCCGTAGCTCTCATTGTCATCTAGCCGAATGCCGTTTTTGTACTGGTAGATGTTCGCCTTCGAGCTCTTCTTGCCGCCGGACCAGGCGTAAGTCTGCCAGAAATGCCGGCACGCTCCCCGGCGGGCCATCTCCTCCACCACGGAGTAGGAACCGTACACTCCCGCGTTGTAGCCGGGGATCTGGCCCTGGGCAGCACGAAGATAGTCCTCGATAACGGACATATCGCTGGCCGGGGCATCGTAATCGACGGCGAAGTAGATGGCGGTCCCCGGAGGCTGCCCGACGAGCTTCGCTTCCTGGAGGGCTATGCCCCCGTCAGTCAGCCCGGCCAGCGCCCCATCCTTTGGACGGTTGGCCCCGGTCTCGAACACGCTGCCGATCCTCATACCGGCCGCGGTGATCACGGCCACTTCCTCTTTGGTCAACCTCTTCCAGGCGTACTTAGGAGGCACCACATACCTACAGGCGAACTGCATCCCCTCTGAGGCGAGCTTCCTGGCGCTCTCCGCGGTCAGCGGGGCGGCGCAATCAATTCCCTTCACTGGCCCCGCCCCCGGTTGTCGTAGTCCATTGGTAGGTAAATTGATCCTTCAGCAGCCGCAGGGTAGATTCAATTAATCCCTGGATCTCTCCGGATGTGACCTGCAAACCCCTTGCCGCAGCCTGGGCCGATAGCCATTCGGCGGCCTTATCATATTTGTCCTGCCCGTGCAGATCCTTGTACGCCTGCTCGACGAATTGAACGGCAATCACGGACAGATCACGTTTGGCCTCAAGCTCTTTCTGCACTTTCTTCATTCCCTCGATGCCCAGTCGCTTGTTCACCAGGGCAATTATCCAGCCCACCAGGGCCGGGATCAGAAGTGCCGACACGTTGAGCCCGATTTGGATCAATACGTTGTTATCCATGGTTCTCCTCTCTGACGTGTGCGGGCGTCACCCCAATTGAAATACTTACCTTTTTATGACGAGATTGAATATCAGCAGGATCAGGGCCAGGACCAGCGATCCCAGTACCCCGTACAGCCAGGCGTTGAAAGCATCGATCTTCTTCTCGATCCTGGTCAGAGTGCCGTTCTGAGTTTTCTGCCATCTTTGCAGATTCTCGACCGCGGTAGACAATTCCCCGAACTCCCTTTCGTGAAGACAGATATGATCCATTGCCTCACACTCCCCGATTTGGTATAATTTCCTTGCAGGCTTAAACGGTGCCGTTACACCGCCCCGCTTCCCGATTGGCGGGGGCCTGCCTCCTGCTTCACATACTTTCCTTCGCCTGGTTATACTGCTCCTCGGTGATTTCTCGCCAACTTTCTCTTGCTCGAATACTATCCTTGATTTTCGCGTAACCAATCGATGCATCGCTACCCACAAAGCCCTCGATCAGGTCGAGATAGTCAATATCGAGAATATGGGTGTCATTCACGGCGTTATTCGGGACGATGAAATAAGCCATATGTCCACCACTCCTATTCCGTAACGTATTGCCACCAGACTTGTGCCGAGCCGCCGGCAATTTCTTTCGTCTCTATTACCAGACTCGACTTAAACTCGATTTGGCAGTTACACTGATTCCCGCCGTTCTCGGGTGCGTCAAATATAGTATTGGTACCGCTTGTCTGTGATACTAAAAATGCTCCAGTGGGATGAGCTAGATATGGCGCGGCTGCCGGAGTTATTCCATGACCTTCGGCTACCACATAGCCGTCAACTGTTGCTCTGACTCCAGATGTGATACCGCCGCCGCCTGTTAAACCGATGGATAGTGCCACTAGTTTTCCCTTGCCCGAAATGCTTAACGCTGTCTGATAGGCGGTCCGAATAGAAGTGGAAAAAATACCTGCTGTTCCTACCGGCCCGCGGGGCTTCTGAAGTACGGCGTTGACCGAATTGGCCAGATAAGAGATTATATACCCCGCCTTGGCGTGTGCGCTCCCGGTCGAAGATGCAGTGTCGGTTCTAAGCCCGATCTGTTTGCGGATATACCCCAATATTTCCTCGAACATATCAAGCCCCTCCCGTCAAGTAATCGCCATCATATGTCAACGTCAGCACGTCCCTGATCCCCGCCGTGGCGCTGGCCGACGAGGGCATGTAGCGGTATACGGTAGTCAGATCCTCGCCGCTGTACACGAACGTCTTTACCATGTTCGATCCGTACAGGCTGTGAACCATGTCACCGGAGACGCCGGAAAATGCCTTGAAGTGCAGAGTATTGTTCGCCGTCCATGCCCCCGAAGTCCCCGAACGGTGATAACAGGTGCTGTCATCGGTCGCCAGTCCGACAATGCTTAGGTAATTGGTAGCATCGCCGACTTTGGCCGTCTTGAGGTAGTATGTCGCTGCCGCGGTAGACAGTCCGGACACATTCAGGGCCATGCTCAAGTAGGTTCCAACCGCTGTCGAGAAAAACTCTTTCGGCACGGTGATCGTCTTGAGGATCGTTCCCTCCGCGGAACCATCCGGGTTGAAGTCTGTATCCAGCAGGTACAGCGTCAGATCCTCGCCCGATCCGTGCCTGACCAGTTCCAGTTCAACGCGGGAAAAGGTTGTCGATCCGGTCGTATTGACCTGCGAGGCATAGTAATAGCTCGCCAGGCTGTTCTGCGTTGTGCCCGCCGCGGTTGCCCCATCGAACTGCGTCCCCTCGTAGATCAATGTGAAATCCTGTAGTGACAGCAGGGCATTCATGTGATCCTCGTCCAATATGGTCACGTTGTCCTCGAATGCGTACATATCCTCACCCCCTCGCCAGCGTTATGTCGATTTCCACGGTCATGACCTGGGCCGCCGTTTTAGTCACGCCGCCAGTAGGCAGTACTCGGCTGGCTAGTTCTCCGGTATCGGCGAAGTTGGTCCCTGCGACGAACAGCCCCCATTCGGTGAAGGTGCCGTTTGCCTCCGATGTGATCAGGTATGCACGGACCTTGACGGTGTATGATTCCCGCCACAAAGAGGTCTTGGCCTTGCGGCCCGATTCCGTCTCCAGTGTGGTGTCGCTGTCCGCCGCCGCCGTCGTTCCAGTGCCCCACGCGATATGCCAGGAGCATACGTTGTCCTGCTCGCCGCAGATCAGGGCGGCCAGGATGGACAGGCCAGCATTTGGGATATAGTTTTCCTCTTCTACGACAGAGCCATCTTCGTAGATCCAGCGCCATCGCCAGCCTATCAGCTTGAGCTTTTCCTCCTGGATCATGCAATCACTCCTAACTTGAGCACAAGATGAAGCCGCATACCGGTATCCCGGTATGCGGTACTGGATCGCTATTATCATTCAAATTACCGTCGAATCGGAGCAGGCAAGTTGTTTCTCCATCCAATGGGATAGGTTCCCCACTCGCCACGTAGGCCTGGTGCTCGGCCAGGGTGCGGGCGCGGGATGAGATGCGGAGGTCATCAAGCACCGTATTGACAAAACTGTACGTGTCATCTTCACTGCCGATGTATAAGTTTGCAGCCAAAGATGTGGAGAAACGTGGAGCCTCATACTCCTCACCAACATCGACGCCATCCAAGAATATTTTAAGATGCGTCGAATTCCACGTAAAAGCGGCCTTATGCCAGCCGACCGGGATCGACGTATTATTATAATCACATGAAAAGAGCATGTCTTCATCATCACGAACTTCAAAGTATATACCACCAACAGAGATATACCCCATCATGCAAAGCCAGCCGATGCCGTTCCTCGCTGCGAATAAAGTTTTCCCATAACCCTGAATCTGAGTGGATTCATTAACATAAAAAGCCATCTCTATTGAGCCTTCAGACGGGGAGAGCACCCCTGCCGTGGGGACGGTCAGGGTCTCGGCGGCGCGGGTGGAACTACCTAACTGCCAGGAAGTGGCGTATGATTTCTGCTCGATCTGGAGGCCGTCCAAATTAAAGCTGTCACCATTAGCGCATCCGTAGAGAATGCCTGTCAGGTAAACAAATGCAGTACCTGCCGGCGCAGTCATCGTAGCCGAGACATCTTGCCATCCGGTTGTCGAGGAGATCACACTTGCACCGGTCGTCGAGTCTAGGTATCCTCCACCAGAATCTAGGAAACCAATACCTGGCAGGAAATCCCTTCCGGCAACACTGGCGATCATTTTTGCGGATGCGGTATAGGACTGACCAGCAATGGCTGGTCTTGGCGAAAGCTCAGTAGAGAGGCCAAGCATTATCTGCTCTGCGTCTGTACTAGTAACCTTAATTGAGGCTGAGCCATGCCAGGCTTTCGACGTGTCTCTCGTCATAGTGGAGGACCCAAAAGATGTGTTGACAAAACCAGTTGTATCAGTCTCCACGCTGCTTTGGTTCGCTGTGAGCAGGTTGATCGTGCCCTCCTCGATCATGATCCCCTGATCGAACGTTGCTGGCTCATAGCGGGGAATCCCAGATGCCACCTGGGAGCCATCCTGCTTATAGGCTATGGATGACCTGGTAAAAACCACAACAGTCCCACGGCAATAATATGGCGGCGTAAATAAAATCGGCTCAGGCATGCTATCGGTAACATCCACCGTATCCTCGTCGAATATCCTGATCTTGTGGATTATTTCCGTCGCGCCCAGTTTCTTCTTCTGCTGGGCCGAAACCAAGGCTTTGAGGAAGTCGGCAACCCCCAGGAGCCGGCCTCCGAACTCGACCGTGAACGTCCAGATCGTCTTTGTCGGAGCGGTGATTGTGACTTTCTGCACCACGTATGTATTATTGATGCCTCTATCGGTTAGGAAGATCGGAACCAGTTGGCCGGTCGCCCAGCCGGAGATTTCCGTCTCGAACGATCCGGTGACAGTCGGATCGGCATGCTCGCGCAGGTCAGCGTCCGCGGCTGCCCCTGCGGCTTGGAGCGTTGTCAGGCTGTCATCGGTAAAACTGTACTCGTATACGCCATCTCCGCCCTGGGCTGCAGCGAGTGCTGTCTGTGATGCCGTGTTCTCGCTGTAGGTTATGACGTCGATATCCTGCTTGGCGGTCAGTGATAGGGTCGTGCCCACGGTTGGAGTAGAGGCCACCGCGCAACGTATGTACTTCTCGGTGAAGTTCAGCATGAAGTCGTAACTGCTCTCGTCGTCGATATTTTCAATGCCCACCGTCACCGCGGACCCTCCGACCTCGAACGTCACGTCATGCGGCCCCCAGGGAAGAGTCCACTGCCGGGCCACTCCGTCCGCGGCCCATTCGATGGTCTGGTAGTCGGATAGCATCGTCCCGCCGCGAACGTAGACGCGGTTCCTGAGTCCTTTCTGGTCGATGGTGAATGTGAAATTCCTGAATCTTCCTCCCGTAGCGAGTGACATGGGAGCCGCCTCGGTCAGAATAGACGGATTAAAAAAATGTATATCCTTGTCGTAATCCACGTACCACTGCCAGCCAGTGTAATCGCACAGCCACTTGAAACATTCAGAAGGAGCCAAATAGTTAAAGTCGCTGCCAGTCGTTTCGATGACTGGTGCGCCGCTCTGTACATTTGTCGCGGTGAATCCGGAGCAATACTTGGTGATGATGTCTTTGATAATGTCGTCGGCGGTGTAGTTTTCATAGATTTCCACCACCAGGCGGCGGTCGAGCATGACCGTGTAATCGCTGCAATCGACGGCCCAGACGTTGATCGTCTTGTCGCTCGATGTCCAGTCTAAATCCACTTTCTCGATGGTTCCGGCGAACAGCCGGCCCAGATCGTCATCCTCAATAATGACTTCCTGCCCCTCGGTCGGCTGCGTGCCGCGGATCTTGAATTGCAGTGTATCTATTTCATAGGTCAAAGCCATGTCGATCCGAAAATTATCCTTCGGGCTTTCCAGATCGCGCCAGTTGCGTTCATAGCCGCCGATATAGAGATGTCTGGACATTAGATCACCCGCGATCAAAAGTTATTTCTTTACTTCAAAATTTGTTATAAAATAAAAGTCACGAAATAAAACAAAAAAGGAGCGTGATGGAATGAAGAAAAGATGGATTGTTTTGTTTATGGTAACAATGCTTTCTGCGTGTTTTACGGTGGCCTATGCCAGTAACCCAATAAAAATAACCGTTGACGGAAAAGAATTGACACCCGATGTCCCCGCCCAGATAGTTGAAGGAAGAACAATGGTTCCGATCAAGTTTGTTGCCGAGGCCCTTGGCGCAACGGTGTCTTGGGATGCAGATACCAGTACGGTAGTGATTACATCCAATAAACCGGTCCAGCCCAAAGAGCAAGTATTCACCGGGAAGGGAAACGATTATACAGGCAAATTTGTGTTACAAGACGGCTTAACTTACATAAAATATACTTATACCGGTGAAAACAATTTTGTTGCTTGGCTTTTAGATGCGAATGGCAATCAGATAGAACTCATTGCAAACGAAATTGATTCTTGTGACGGGAAAACAGCCATCTCAGCAAAAGCAGGAACATACCTGATCAATGTAACATCAAGCGGATCATGGACATTGACCATAGGTCAATAATCAATAGAAAAGACCGGGTAAAGATGTTCCCGGTCTTTCTATTTACTTAAAACTTAACTCCTCGGCGATGCAATTCACGAATCAGAGCATCAGCTTGGCTAGAAGCATTATTCCCCTGAATATGGATCTGGAATGTATTAGTTGTCGTGTTGCTGCCTCCTACCAGTGATGGCTGCAATGTCAAAGCCATGTCTGCCAAGGACTTCCTCAGTCCAGGCAGGTTAGCTTCAATCCCTTTTGTAAACATATTGACAAAGTTCGGTGCCCACTCGTCAGCCTCACGTCCGGGGCCAAGCTTAGTCGGAGAATGGAAGCCCAGGAAACCTGCCACCATCTCCCCAACCTTTTTGAGCATATCCCACAGATTGCCCATCATGCCCGTGATCCCGTTGATAAAATTTGCGATCAGGTTCTTGCCCCAGTCTGCGGCGGACTTGACCAGATCGCTGAAACCAGCCCGCAGTTTATCCCAGATGCCGCTTATCACAGAGTAAATTGATGCCCAGGCAGTTGAGGCAACATCCCTGATGCTTGCCCACAGTCCGGACAGGAAGCCCTTTATAGCATTCCATGTGGAAGTTGTAATAGTGCTTATGGCATTCCAATGCCAGGTAGCGGCGGCTACAATTGCATCCCATACCACCTTTAGCGCCCATATAATCGCGTCCCATACTTCCTGTGTCACCTTTTTAAGGCTATCCCAAGTTTTTGATATAAAGTCCACTAAGGCTTTGAAGTAGTAGTTATGGTTGTACATCCATTCAAAAGCACCAACCACGGCATTCTTGATGCCATTCCAAACTTGTGTAGCAAAATCTTTGATACTATTCCAGCTTGTGGTAATGAATGCACCGATTGCATTAATCGCGTTAACGACGGTCGTTGTCATAGTAGTCCATATTGTGCTGAAAAAAGTGCTGATCGTATCCCAATTTTTGTAAAGAAGTATCCCGGCAGCGACAAGAGCACCTATAGCCAGTACAACTATTCCTATCGGGCTTGTTATGAACGCCAGAACTGCGGCAAAAGCGGTGGCGACTCCGGTAGCTATTCCGGTAACGGTAGTCCATATTCCAGTGGCAATTGTCATTGCATTTAATGCCAGCGTATATGCGCCGAAGGCTAGCACTGCACCGCCTATTCCTGCTGCTACGGCCAAAATTATGTCCTGATTCTTAACGATAAAATCGGTTAGGGTGGATATGCCATTGGACAAGGTTGCCACTGCAGCGCCTACCTGATAGATCCAATATTCCCAACTGCCTAAAAGGGCTTCGGGGTCTCCGTCTCCTTTGAAACCATCGGCTAGAAATTGATAGGCATCGCCGATCTCGTTGAAAATATCAGCCAGTTTATTTAGCGCGCCCGGCAGTTTTCCGATCAGCCACTCAGCTAAAGTAGAGAGCACAGGCAGTAAAGCACCGCCGATAGTCTCCTTGACCTCGCCGAACTGGTTTTTGAGGCGTTCCAGTTTGCCGCTGAAGGTCTCCCCTGCAGCCCTGGCAGCACCGCCGAACTCGGTCTCCAGTTCTTTCAGAATGAGTTTCTGCGCGCCCATCAGATTGCCGGATTCCTGCATGGCTTTAATCTGTTCCAATTGGGACTCGGTGAAACTCACACCGACGCGCCGGAGCGCGGTCACGCCCTGAATCGGATCGTTCAGCGCCTTGCCTAATTGGATCGCGGAGCCCTTTACATCCTGGCCCAGGGCCTGGGACATGTTTAGCATTGTTTCAGTCGCGGCGGGAAACACGTCCTTACCGATATTGGTGAATGTCAGGAGCAGGTTATCTCCGGCTATAACGGCGTCATCGGAAAACTTCGTTGACTGTTGCAGTGCAGCAGCCATGCTTGTGACCTGCTCCGCTGTCACTCCGGCTTTGCCGCCGGTGGATGCGATAACGGTGTTAAGCTGCTTCAAGCCATCCTGTGCCTCTGCCGCCTCATCTATGGCACTTTTCAGAAAGGCACCTGTGGCTACGACAGCACCGATGCCGGCGATCCCCTTGGCCAAGTTCCCGAATAGGCTGCCGGCTTTTGTTACGCCTTGCTCAAGACCCTTGGTGCTGGCGTCGATTTTTACGAGCAATGTTCCAATGTCTTCGGTTGCCATGGTATCACCTCACAGGCCGACTTGATCGACGTAGACACCATTCAGGACCTCTTTCTCTTCCGGATGTTTGACCTGTTGCAGCATTTCCTCGTAGGAAACAAAACTATCCTTAGTCATGTAAGGATAGGTTGTCAGCCACATTTCCCAGACTTTCTGCTCCAGTTCTTTTTCCCTGAGTTTCAAAAATTGGGCCATAAAGTCAGGAATATCCATATTGAGGACAAAATCAATGCTGTGGTAATTGCGTAAGATGGAATCATAGAGTTCTGCTGAATCTATTTCACAAGCGACTTGAAAAAAGGGAGGTTCTTCTCTCCAAAAAGCTCAGTAAGCAGGTTAATGAAGTCTGGAAGAGGCATATCCGCGATCTCATCCGTGGATTTTCCTTCCAGACTGCCAAGAAAAGCAAACAAATCCTGTTCGACCTTGTGATAATTCTCAAGAACACCTAAGAGCAATTCCGATCCTATTTCACCGGGAGGACGGTCGATCTTGCTAAAAGCATTTTTAATCGGCTCTTTTAGCTCCATCTTGGATAGGATCTTGGTAAATGGCGCAATATCTCTTGCGATAAGCTGTCTCATTTTACGCTCCTCTCAAGTCTGGAGGGGCGGTTGTCTGCCGCCCCTATTCCTCACGCAGCATATGTTTCCATGTCGAACAATTCTTCTTCGAATACCTCCAAATCAAATAGGGCCAAGAAATCGAGCAGTCACGCCGAGGTCGTGAACTTGAACGTTACCGCGCTGGACATACTGTTGCCGGCCAGATCCTTGACACCCTTGCCGATCACCATACTGTATGACGTGGAAGCCGTGAGGATCGCGGAGATGGTCATCGTCACCGTGGCGCTGGACACCGACAGCGAACCGGAAATCGTCGCGCCGGCGGTGGCCTGGATAAGGGTGAAGTTCTCCGCCGTCACGCTGCTGGTCAGGATCGGCTCGCTGAATGTGAGCGTGATGTTGGTCGTCTGTGTCGCGCTGGTCGAGTTGGCAGACGGGATACTGCTGCTGAACGTGGCCGGCGCGGTATCCAGGGATGTGCCGTAGACTGTCGTGAACCAGTTGGTTCCGGTCGCCGGAGTGTAATTGGCCGCGTCGTCACGTGTGGAATACTTGTATCTGCCGTCATAGGTGCGCGTTACGAACCTGCCGACCAGTGTCGGAGTCTGCCATGAGATAGAATCCGCTTTGGTCTCATGATCCATACTGGGCTTCGCAAACTTGCCCTTCAAAAACCAGTAATAGGAATAGCCGCCGTTGCTTCTCTTGGCCCGGAAACCGAAGGCCGTATCCACCGGCTGATCGGTCGCCAGTTCGGACATGACGCCGCCGGTGATCGTGTGGCCCAGCAACGCGGCATAATCCTCCTGCGAAATGTCGGCAATCCCCACTTCAAGCTCGATCTCCCCGATAGACTCCGCAGTGTCGTATGGACCGTCGTCCGCGAAAAGCGTGGCTACCTCGGAGTTGGGGTTATAGGAGACCGTGCGCGCCCCCTTCAGGGCCACGGGCGTGCTGTAGGTAACGCCGGCAGTGGTATCCGAAGTGAGCAGAGCGTAATAAAACTGATCTAAACCGATGAGAACCTTACGTGCCATGCTGCATCATCCTTCCTTAGAAAATTGGGTCACTATAGTCTCTGCGGTATCTCATTGCCTTGTGGTAGATTTTCGAATCCGTTTCATACAGGTCCTGGGCAGTGATTCTGGCGAAGTCAAGCCCAGTCATCACCGAATCGACCGCCAGGGCATAGTTTGAACTTGAAAGGGCCGATTTGCACCACAAATCGATCTGAAACACTATCTCGCTGCCTATTTCCTGGTTGTCCGCAAAGAGATTACCAACGTTGTCAACCTCGAAGTAACTTAACACTGCCGGGTTAGTGAAGTCGGGCGGGTAGAAAAAATAGAACCCGTTCAAAGTTGACAGAGCCGTGGCTGTCTGCAATGCACTGAGCACGGTCGATTTTATGTTCTGCATCACAAACCACTCCTTAACGCTTTGGCGATCTCCTTCAAGATCTTGCTCTTATTCTCGGTCAGGGCCGGGTACAGAAACGGTTGCGCCGCTGCTTTTGAACTTCCGAATTCCACGTAAGGAGCGTATTCGACATTGGTCCCCACCGTCACGGACGGATCACCCGAACCGAAATCAGTCTCATGTGTGATGCTGTCTCTAAGCCTCCCGGTATCGACCGGGGCCTTTTTCTTGGCGTCACGCTCCACTATCAGGGCACTGTTGAGCAATCCCTGCTCCAGCCTGTTTCTGGCCGTGTTCTGGACCTTTTTCAGATTGGCGACAACCTTCTCAGATCCTTCTACCGTGGCCATCAGGTGAATACCTCCAGGTCGTAAAACTCGTAAAAGTCAAAGGGTTCAACATCGACTACCGGATCGGATCGCATTATCGACTTGGCAATTACCTCGTAGTGATTTGAATACTTCTCGATCCGGTAAATCTCGTATGTTCCTTCGCTGTCCACGAGTCTGCCGCTTTCCCTGGCCGCAGTGGAGGTCGCCATAAAAAACAGGTCGCTGATTCCTGCCTCTGTGATGCCGTACTCCTTGAAGGCAATCTCGCCGGATAGGGGTTGTTTGTTAGCCCTCTCCGCCGTCTGCGAGGCCGTCCAGACTTCAATACTGCCGCCCTCGCTGTCGTAGGTGATGCTCTTGTTCTGTACTATCACAGAGCGATCCAGGAGCATCAGATCACCCTCTTCTTGTACGCGTCCAGCACACTTGCATATTGCTGGATCAGGGGATTGGCGTCCCATTCATACGTCAATTTCCCCTGAGTGAGCCGCTTGAGCCCTACAGTCCCATCCTGCTGCTCGCCGTACAGGTCAGCCGCCATTGAGATAACCGCGTCCTCCAGGTCGTAGGGCAGCGTTCGTGATGTTTCCGGCTCCAGAGTATACCCGGCGGAATAGACCACCTCGATGTTGTCCACTGGAGCAGTCGGCTCTCCAACCAATCCGGTCAGATAGCCGCTCCAGGTCCAGCCGTCATTTTTGAACACGATTCCCTGATCGAGATAGGTTTGATCGCTGGTCACGTAATCCGTTCCCGCCGTGAGAGCCGCGCTGTCCACCTTGACCGAAGTGATCTGATTCACCGGATACTGATCAAGGACGAGTCTCTGCCGGCCTGAACCGTAGTGATACTCAGTGTAGGTGTCGGCGATGAATCTGCGGTTGCAGTATTTAGACACCAGATTGGAGGCGCTGTTGATGTTGCGCTCGATCTGTTTGTCGTTTGTGTAGTCCCAGGCGAAATACATATAGCTTGCCACGGTGATGCTGGCGGTCATGGCGACGGAGAAAGTCACGGTGCCCAGGCCGTAATCGATGGTCATGGAGGCCGTGGAGAGCGTGCTGCTGGGGCTTACCACGCCCTCGTAGAACGTGCCGAAGTAATTTGGGGCCAGATCGGTGTGGGCGAAAGAGAACGTGGTATTAGCCGTGTCCGCGGTCAGCGTCTCCGAACTGGTTACGGCAGTCAGGGTATACAGTTTGAGATAGCGCCTAACCTCGCTCATCGTCGTCAATGCTTGTGCAGATAGCATCCTGACCACCTCCAAAATGAGAGGGGCGATTGCTCGCCCCCTACTTCAGCACCACTTTCCTGCTCGACGGCTTTTTCTTGTCGCCTGGCCGAATCATCTTGTCTTTCTCGGGCTTTTTCATCTTAGGTCGCCGGCTCGATCTGGGCGTCGCCAAGCACAAACGATGCGGCGATGGATGCGCTCACCGCGCCGGTGGTGGTGTTGGTGCCGGTCAACCGCAGTTGCACAAAGCGGTAGGCCCCCGACAGGTCAAGCGCATCGCTGCTGGTGAACGATGCCCCGGCGGTATCGGCTGCCGTGACGAGCACTGAGAAATTGGCAGTATTGAACGTGGCGAACGAGGTCGCGGTCGCGCTGTCGTTCGAGGTATACAGCACACCCTCGATGTCCTGGCTCGCGGTGCTGGCGGACGTGGTAATGCCTACCTGGAGCATGGCCCGCAGGGACAGGTAGCCTTTCCTGTCGACCACGGTTCCGACAGGCGTGATGGCACCGGGTTTCAGTGCCTGCGGAGCCAGGGCCTCTACCGTCTTGATCTGTTCAAGCAATTTCCGTCTCATATGATTGGTCCTCCTTGGTTAGGTTGACTTACGAACTGTGATACCGGTTGTAGACCAGAAACGCCCGGTCGTGCCGCAGCGCCATGTCATGCTTCTCGGTGATTTTCAGCACTGTTTGATCAAGGGAGAAGGCCGAAACAAGAGTGCCGCTGGCATCTTTGTAGCTGGCTTCCTGCGATGCCATGAACTCCAGCGCCATTTCATCCCCGAACATGAACTCAGAGAAGTCGCCGAAAAACAGATCGTAGTACGTGGTGCCAGCCGTACTGTTCGCCGTGGTGATCTGGTTGCTGATCTTGAACGGGAAGCCGTTCAGCGAGCCCCGGTTCATCTCATCCCGGTAGATGTACTGGTTCGTGGTGGTCTTCAGGTTGTAGAATTCAGCCCAGGTCTTGGCGTTGAATATCCATCCGCAGGAGATCATCGGGATATTTTGCACCATCACCAGACTGATCATGGTACCAGGCAGATCAGCATCAATAGCAGCCGTAGACACGGAAATATTCGCCGTGTTGATGGATTTCTTGATGCCTATCGGGGTGAAGGCGGTCCCATCACCGTACATGGCGGTGTAGTCGCGTTTAAGTGCCATCTGGTTTACCATGTCATCACGGACGATAGTGTCAGCTTCCGGGCTGGAATTGCGGATCAGGTCGTTGGACACCGGCACCAGCGTGACGAGCTTCTTGGAACTCAATTTGATGTTTCCGAAGGTCTGCTGGCTCTTGGTTGCGTCCTGATTCTCACCGATGTAGTAAGAGGTCGCGCCGCCGGTCAGCTTCGGAATGTTCAGGTTGCCGCCTGTCAGTGGCAAGCGCCTTGCTCCAAGTTCGAGTACGGCAGTCTTGGACGTGAGCAAAGGGATAATATCCCGGCTGTACTGCTCAGCGATCAGGAAACCGCCCTCGCTCGGCGTGGTAGCCGAAAGTTGCTTCAGCAGGGCCTGGACTTCCTTGTCATCGGGATACATACCTCTTGATTCGCCCTTCTGGCCGCCGGTGGCGTAAAACAGGGCTTTCTCGGGGTCATTCTTCGCCAGGGTCAGGCACTTGATCGCCCTGGTGAAGGTAAATCCGGGCTCCTTCTTTTCAGGCGGTTCCTGCTTCGCCTCAAAGAGATCCGCGTACTTGCGCTGGGTCTCCTCGTAGGCCGCTTGCTTGTCCTGGATCTCCTGCTGCTTGGTCTGGACGGGAGCCACCTGCTCCTTCACAGTCTCGGCGATTAAGGCTTTCAACTCTTCAGGTGTCATGATAATAGTCCTCCTTGTCTTAATTGGTCATTGACGATCTCGCTGATCATGGTTTTGAGTTCCCCAGGTTCGATGTTTAGTTCGATGGATGCAGGATCTTTTTCAGGTGATGGAAACTCTATGGCATCAAGGTTTATATCCTTGGATGCAGCGTTTTGGTTAATAAGAGATTTGATCTCCGCAAATGCGTTCTTCAATTCGTCGGACAACTCGACTTTGACGGTCAGGGTTTCGGCACTGACAGAAGCGCAGGCCGAATCCATCTGCGCAGTCTCATCGAGCATCGTCCTCAACTGCTTCCGGCACGATTCGATACTGTCATGAACAGTATTGAGAATTTCCCGGTTTCTGGCCGACAGAGTGGCACCGGTTTTTTCCTCTTCGGGAAACATCGCTTTCAGTTCGGTATCCGTGTACTCCTTGAAGTCGGGCGCTTCCTTGTCAAAGTCGGTATAGTGTTTGGAAAGATGATTGTATACGCCCTGCCTATCACCTTCGGGGATCTGCACTCCCCCCCGCGCGCCCAGGAGCGCGCCCATCGCCGCGGCAACGGCGCGCCATACCGTATTTTTGCTGCTTTGGAGATGGTGCGGCAACTTGTAAGCCTGCTTCACATCGGCATTCTCAGAATCATACCAGGCACACATGATCTTGAGGTCATCGACCGAAGACGCCGCGATCTCGGCTGGACCGTCCCAGGTTGCGCCCTCATCGGCCAGGGGGAATTTCTTGTACGGAATAACGGATTTCTCTTCAACGAATACCTGCTTGACTTCTTCGTCCGTGAATCCCTTGCTCCTGATGGCGATCAGGGCATTGGGGTTGCACGGTACGGGCACGGCAGACAGTTCCAGCAGTTCCTGCTCCATGTACCTGCGTCCGCGCTGCCACTCGGGAAGACCCATCATCTCTTCTTCATCTCTGGTCTTTGATTTCAAACCGCGGAAACCGACAGAAGTAGCGGACAGAAACCCTTCCCTGTACAGTTTGTACACGGTATCGGCAAACGGATAGGTTTCCGCGCTGGGGAATTTAATGTCAAACAGCAGTTTTTTAGCTGCAACGTCAGTTGCAACATTGATTGTTTTGCCGATTGGCAGTTCATCATAGTTGTGCGCCCACAGGAATACCGGATTCTTCATATAATCGGTCAATTTCCAGCCGGCCACCTCAATAATGTCGTTGTCGCGATCCGGCGTTTCGTCACTGCCCACAAAACGAAGGACCCGATCCTCTTCGGGTCCTTCCTGCTTGACATCAAAGTTAAATACCTTGTATTGCTTACTCATTTGATTCCCACCTTTCGTGTATAAGTCTGGTCGCGTTAGCGTTCACGACTTCAAAATGCTTTCTTAGTGCTCTCCTAAACTCTTCCGTGGCTGCTTTTGCTTCGGCCTGGCATGATTCGTGCTTTAACATATCGATCTTATCGGTTAACATGAGATTCCTCCTTTATTCCGGTAGTACAGGGAGTATAGTACAACGGCAGTTCGGCTCATCCGGACTCATGCTGCCGTTGCTGAAAGCCTCGTCAATACCTACGATTTCACCATTGAGGGCGGCATGTTCCTCTCTAACGCGGGAATCCATTGTCGCCAGCCACTCTTTTTTTTCCACGTTAGCTGCCTTGTAGGTATCCAAGGCCCCCCTATTGACCGTTGTTGCGGTCTCGGTGCGAGCGATCAGGGTCGAGCGATAGCCCTTCGCCTCTGAGTAGACGGAAGCAACCCGGTCTCTCAGGTGCGGGATGCTCTCTCCGTTTTCGATTCCCTCAGACAATGTTTTCCTCAACTTCTCTTTCGTGGTATCGTTGACACCCTTAGCCCGGTCAAGACCGTTTGCCTTAATCCACTTCAAAAAATTGGATTGCATCTGATCATCGGTCAGCCC